CCCATATGATAATCGAGCCGTCTGACTTTAATCCCAAACTATGATAGGCACCAGCCGCCACTGCAATGAAACCGCTGTTTGGTGCTGGCACATCACATGGGAATTCGGTGTTATCACCCCATCCGACAATCGAACCATCGTCCTTCAGAGCGAGATTATGGAATGCGCCACACGCAATGGCTATAAATCCGGTGTTAGGAATTGGAAGATCGGCCAATCCCTGTCCGTCGTACCCCCAGCCGACAACCGACCCATCCGCCTTCAGACCAAGGCTATGATAGTAACCACCAGCAACGGCGATGAAATCGCTGTTTGGCAAGGGGACATTGCACTGACCATAATCGTTGTGTCCCCAAGCCACGACAGAAGTGTCGGACTTCAGTCCGAGACTGTGATAGTACCCGCCAGCAACGGCGCTAAAATCGCTATTTGGCTCAGGAACAGTGCATTGTTCGTTGTCGTTGTATCCCCACGCCGTGACTGAGCCACTGGCTTTGAGACCCAGACAGTGATAATCACCAGCCGCAATGGATACAAAACCCATGTTCGGCGCAGGGACCTCTGCTTGTCCATGCTCGTTAAATTCCCACGCCGTGATAGGTCCCATGGTCCAGTCCCTCTATCGTCTTCGATCGCCGCGCTGCCCGGCTTCTGTAGTAAACACGTTGGCGACATAATTCATAAGCGATTCCAACTGCCCGATCGCAGGATCATAAGGCCCACGATATGGACCAAGGATAGCGCCACCCGCAGCGCCTGGCGAGGCGACAATCTGCCATCGCAATTTCTCGTACGCCTTGCATGGCCCCAGTGTCAGTAGGTCGTTGTACCCGCCAAACGTAACGCTCGTATCGATCGAAGAATCGCCATCACGTACCCTGATGCCCTGTCCAAGCGACATCTGAAATTCGCCAGTAGTCAAGACGCAAGCCGCTCGTAGTACTAGCAAGGACTGAGCGACCGCGTCGCCAGCTACCACTGGGTCGGGAGATATCGATACGTCCCCCAGGTCGAATGTGTAGGCGGACATCATCTCAACGTCGGGAGTCGTTAGAATCCCGGCGGTCACAACAACCTGCTTGAGATAGCCAGAGGCGTACCGATAGGGCTCTAGGCCGTCACCTATCAAAACGCGCACCATCGTCACAAGATCAGTATCCCAGGTGGACATAACATCTCCTACTAGATGGTGTGCCTAAACGACGCGAGGTCCCACAGCGACGGCATGTAGTCAGACTCTGGCGCTTCCAGGATGAAGTCGCCGTAGTCCACGTTACCACCACCATCGTTGAACTCGTAGTGGTACTGCTGACGATTCGTCTCCATGCGAGGCAAGTTGCCAAGAGAATAGGAGTACGAGCCCGTACCATCTATCTCCGTGGCCCCACTGGTCGGAAGGACCACCTCCACAGCATCCAACCAGAGGCGAACCGTAACCGTCAGCCCAGTCGCATCCAGATTTCCGACGATTGATGGCGGCGACGCTTCGTCGTAGATATACCAAGGAATTCCAGGTCCGATCGTACTCATTCTATTTCTCCTTCCGGCGACGACGCCGAGACTTACTTACCTTAGAGTCCGGCCGAGTTTGCCAGACGAACTCACCCTTGAACACCGACCCACTTGATGCGTACATCTCGTAGTAGTACATGGTCCGCACGTTCGACGCGACCGGCAATCCGGCCGTCGACCATGCCCATCGGCCAGTGTCGCCAATCGGATAACATCCAGCCACACCAACTGGCGTAACTTCGACGGGACCATCATGGTCTAACCGCCATACCTTTATTGTAACCTCTCCGGATACTCCGACGTAATCCAGATTGCCGACCAATTGCGGAGCATTATCGAAAGACCCAGTCAGGTCCGAAAGAACCCACGCATACCCTACTGCTGGGTCGGCGGGCACATCGAGGGTAATTCCATCAAGCGTAGCTCCAAAACCACCAGCGAAAACTTCAATTGCACCATGCGATAACGGAGCACACCACACCTGAGCAGTTCCACGATTTGTCCAATACACCTTGTTGTTTTTCCAGTCAACTGCGATGCCAAGGGGGTCAGATACGCCACGGAATCGCGATGCCACCACATGGTGGAAGCCGCACGACGCAGACGTATACCCAGTGTTGGGTGCGGGGATATTAAGCTGGCCACTAGCGTTATTTCCCCAGGCCCTTAGCGATCCATCGTCCTTCAGGGCGCAATTAAAGTGCGCTCCTGCCGAAATAGCTACATAATGATTGTTTGGTAATGGCACAACACGCTGCTGGCTGCCGTTACTGCCCCAACACACGATAGTTCCGTCCGCCTTCAACCCCATGCTATGCACAAAACCGCCAGCTATGGCGATGAAACCGCTGTTTGGTGCCGGTACGTTACACTGCAAGTAATCATTCCTGCCCCACGCCACGACCGAACCATCCGCCTTCAAACCTAGACCATGATAGGAACCAGCAGCGATCGCCACGAAACCACTATTTACCGGTGGAACTGTACACTGCCCGTAAAAATTCTCGCCCCACACAGCGATAGAACCATTCGACCGTAAAGCCAAACAATAGGCGGCACCACCAGCAACAGCTATGAATCCGCTATTTGGCGATGGTATAGCGTACGAATAGGTCGACGGACCAGACGGCATGATCCAGCCATGTGATCCGCTCCCTACGGTATTTCCCCAGTACGCTACGGAACTGTCGGGACGAATCGCCAGACCAAAACCTCCACCAGCAGCTACAGCGATATAACCACTGTTTGGCAAAGACGGATTGCATTGCCCATAGAAATTGTTCCCCCACCCAGTGATGGTCCCCCTGCTGTCAAGAGCTAGACAAAAATTACTACCACCACAAGATATGGAGGTAACTCCGGACAGAGACTCTGGGACATTCAACTCGCCATTGAGATTACCGCCCCACGCTACTATCGCACCACTACCATCAGAGGCCGTATACAAATCCTGGACTGCTGTGCCCGCGAAAGTACACGACATGATCTTATTGATCGGCGACCGCATCGTCCAATAGATTCGACGCTTACGAGGATCGATATCAACACGAGCCACGTTGGAACCTACAGTTACCAGAGTTCGCAGAATTCCAGATCGAATGCTGAATTTCTTGATCGTACCATCCGTACGATCGGCGAATATCAATGCCCGTTCGGGGTGGTAATACCGCAGCCCAACCGGATCGGAAGCCCCGGTCATCGCAACCACCGTCGTAACGTTGCTGCCATCGAGGCCGCACGACATGATCTTGTTCGTAACCGTGTCGGTCCAGTATACCTTGTCTCCGTACGTGTCGATGTCCATGGCCATCGGAAGAATGGCACCAGAGAGAATGTTCGTCCGATTGCGACCATCAAGTTCCGAGCGAGTAATAGCGCTGAACGGAGCGGAGTTGGTCCAGAACAAGAAACCGCTTTCGATGTTCACCGTAATGTCGCGCGGATCACCAACACCAGACGAAACTACCCACGGATCGTCACCATTCACGCGCTTGCTATGAACAACATTCAGAGGATTCGAGGCGTCGCACCACCAAACCTTGGTGGGATACGAGATGCTGCCACGAATCATAGCGGTGGTCGTACCAACTCCAACTGTCTTGGTCGACATATAGAGCGAGGTCGTACCGCTAGCCAAACCAGGCGATTGCAGCATCAAAGGCATCGTCGCGACGACAACCTTGTGCCCGCGCTCGTACAACGTCCCGGCTGGTGATGTGGACTCATGCCCAACCAATACGCAAGTCTTGGTACTGGTAATCGGCTCGCGACCGACCATGACCAACGGACAATTCTGCACCGCTGGTTCCGGAACCTTCAGGAAACATGGCGACGTATAGGTTGCGATAGACGGGAAGTGGAATGCCAGCGTGCAAGTGCCATGCAGAACGTCATACGCACCGACAAAGGCCGTCGTATCGCCACTGATCGCCGTGGGTCCATGGATGTAGGCCGAGCGATTGCCAAGAACAACCTCATGCGAACGGATGAACATGTCCAGGCTATCGTCGGCCGGTACGAATCCAACAATGTGTGCAGTCCGAACACCCGATACCACCCCATGCACATCTGCTAGAACGCATGTGCAATTTCCGCTAGCAACCGCATGGCCACGCAAGTACGCGGAGGTCGAGCGATTTAGCGACTCGTGTCCACAAAGGACTGCCGTACAACCGCTTGCCAAAACATCATTGGCCTTCGGCAGCACGCACGGACGGTTGTTGTTTATCGACTCGTTGCCCCACAGACAAGCGGTCGTGGAAACTTCAATCGGCTCGGGAACCTTCAGGAAGCACGGCGCGGTATATGTCGCGATCGACGGATGATGGAACGCCAATGTGCAAGAACCAGAGAATACTTCATAAGCACCAACGAAGACCGTAGTGTCACCGCTAGTCGCGATAGGCCCACGCATTACCAGAGTGGTCGTCCCGACGGCAAACGTATCGGCCGCTAGGTAGCAATCCATGGACTGCGTCGCGTAATCATCAAAGTAGTCGCGATACACCGAGAACGGCCGATCGTACGTTTCGGCAAGCGAATACAGACGAACTAGGTCCACAGAATCAAGGCGAGACAGGTTCCGCCAAACGATTACTTCATCGATCCGGGTCGTGTCGCCAGCCACAGATAATCCTGGGGAGACCGGCGCGACCGGAAGCGGAACGTAACCGGCGTCCTGGACACCTATCGGGTCTAGGGCGCTGCCGTCGATCGATGCTCCAAGCGTCCACCAACCATCGGCCGAGTTGACAAAATCCAGTACCACGAAGTGCCACTGGTCGTCGTTCAGAGACGACAGTGCGGGCACACTCCATCTCGCGGAATTCATCCAAACCGTACTGCCGGAGATCGAGGCCGACAGCGATGCTCCGGCCGTGATTAGCGAACCACCAACAGACGGATTCATGCACCACAGTCCGACCGTCAGCCTAGTGGCACTGGTCGTCGACGGATATACTAACGGTGACGAAGCGTCCAAAGACGACTCGCCAACCATCGCGGATAGAATCTTGCCGTCATCAACAACGGTTGTTCCGTCCCATGTTTGGTCGTGCGTGAACTCAATCAGATCATCGCATTCGTGGTAGAAAACTACGTTGTCGTCAAACGGCAACTTCCCGGCGGGCATACGGCCACGCATATACACGGAACCCGAAGTGCCAACCGGCTCGTGGCCACGTAAATACGCAACAGTATCGCCGTCAAGGGGCTCATGACCACGCAGGTACAATGTGCCCAAAGACCCAGGTGCTTCGTGTCCCCGCATGTATGCCGTAGTGTCGCTGTCGATCGGCTCGTGACCGCGCAGGTACCAATCGCAATCGTTGACTACCACTTCGTGGGCGTATAGGATGACGCATGGACGATTGTCGCCAATGGGTTCGTGCCCGCGAAGATACGCAACGCCGAAAGAATCGAGTGGTTCGTGGCCTCGCAAATACATGGGGCATGAAGTATCGAACGGCTCGTAGCCGTGCAGATGCGCCGTGATATCGTCATCAAGCGGCTCATGGCCACGTAAGTATACGGTCGTATCTTCTTCGAGTGGTTCATGTCCGCGTAGATATAGTGTGCCCAAGGCATCTGGCGATTCATGGCCACGCACGTATGTCGTGATGTCGCCATCGAGTGGTTCGTGGCCGCGCAGATACGCTGTGTCAGAATCATCGAGGGGCTCGTGACCACGCAGATATACGGTGGAGTCTGCGTCTAGCGGTTCGTGCCCACGTAAGTATGCCACACCCGAAGAATCAACTGGCTCGTGGCCGCGCACGTACAGGGAACCCAAAAGCCCAGGCTGTTCGTGACCTCGCATATACACAGTTACCGAACCATCGAGTGGCTCATGGCCGCATAGATATGCGACGCCCGAGGAGTCAACGGGCTCGTGGCCGCGAACATATTCGGTGATCGACAAATCTAGCGGTTCATGTCCGCGCAGATAAATCGAACGATCATTTGACGTAACCTCATGAGCATTCAGAATGACGCATGTGCAATCGTAGCTGATTGGCCCATGACCGCGCAAATACACGGTTCCCGATGAATCGATGGGCTCGTGCCCACGTAGGTATGAAATACTCGAAGAGCCAACCGGCTCATGTCCACGCAGATATGCTACGCCACTATTACTTGCCGGTTCTGGAACAGCCAGATATATCGTTGTCACGCCATAGGTTGGTTCGTGGCCGCGCATGTACAAAATACTTGCGTTATCCACGAACTCGTGACCCAATACATATGCCGTACCTGTACCACTCGCCAATTCACTGCCACACAGGTATGCGACACCAGACGAGTCAAGGGGTTCATGGCCGCGTATAAACGACGCATAAGTTCCGGACTGCGATGGAAAACCACCAAGCGTATACGCAACGCTCGACTCTGCGATAGACAGATGGCCCCGGACAAACAGCGTAGCCGACCCACTCGCTTGATCTTTCTCAAAGAAATCGTAGTATTCAACTACCTGGTATCCGGAGGCCCCAAGGTTGTATAAGTTCGCCAAAACCTGATCTTCCATCAGATTCGTGCGAGACCATACGACCACCTCGTCAAGTGCCGCCCCCGTAACAGCGTTGGGAACCGTTCCGAATATGGACGCTGTCCCGCCAACTGTGACGCCAGAAATACTTCCAGTTGGGACTAATGTTACCCAGGACGTACCGTCCACCGAGATTCTTGGCGTATATGACAAGGCTCCGGACGGATGCCATGACGCCATCGTCATGTGCCACTGGTCGCTGGCTACTCCGGACATAGGAGATGGTGCCCAGATACTCCCACTGGTACCCGTCAACCTCATTCCGGACGACGTGAACTCATGCACAAATCCATCGGATACCCGAATGGTTCCACTAGAGTTTAGGGTACCGCTTGACCACGCCGAAACCGTAATGGACTTCGCTGCGACTCCAGACGGCGCACGGGTCAAGGACAGGGGGGGCAAACCCTTGGTGGTACGAAAAACCAAGACACCAGACGGATGACCTCCCAGATGGTAGTCGCCAGTGGAGTTATACGCCAACGTTACTGGGTATTGGGACCCAGTAAGTGAAGCTGGCAGTGTTACCGTATCCGAGATCGACATACCCAAGTCGTTCTCGTCAACAGTCAATCGAGATATAGCAATGCCAGAACTGACCAGGCTCACGTATGCCGCTTCACATTGGTGGCTAAGATACCCACCACCACGATCAAGGCTCAGTGGGATGATCTGCCGGACCGCAGCTATCCATGGGGTGGCAATAGACCCATATAGCTTGCTCGTACGAACCGTACCGTCGCCATTGCGACGAACGACAAGAGCCTTGGACTCATAATAGCCAGCAGAGCCAGGAAAATCCCACATCACGATCGCGGTGTCATCGCTGATTGCTACACACAAGATGCTACTACCCGCATAATATCGCGTTCCGGAACAAACCTGATCATCGAATTTGATGGTGCTCCCCGACACTGACAGGGTACCCACCCATAGGCCACGACCCTCCTCGGCACCGATGACCCATACCCCATGGGTATCGTCGAGCATACATGCCGCTTGCGTAACCACACTTTTTATGTCGGGCAACATTGGTGGGCAATATATGCTACCCATAGGCATTGTCGCCGCAGCCCCAGACCCGGCCACGGTACCGATCATAAACCCCTGATATGCGTCCAACAAAATGCGTCGACCGCTCAGAATACCTCCAACGTTGCCACCACCTAGATAAGCAAAATCAAGACCACCAGATTTCGGAGTTATCAGAACAGGACCACCATTATAATACTTGGCGAGGACACTCTTACCATCATCGAATGAGACTAGCCGCGCATTGACATAAGATATCGCAGATGCTATGTATGTTATGACCGCACTGGATGGATTGATCGTGCCATAATACACGCGCGGTTCCGTGGTCCCACTCTGAGCAAGCCAAAGAAATCCAGAGGCACCAAACGGACAAATCATCGCCGGGCCGTAATATTCCGTTCTCTGTGTCCAGCCAGGGATGTTCCCAGAGGCAATCAGCGACAAGATTCCGCTGGATGAATCGCCGAAAGCACCGTCGATATAACCAGACCTGGTATACTGGCGACTACCAGAACCGGCCGCTTGCGAGATATATTCAAATCGGTCATCGCACGGCCAGTATGACTTAATTTGAGACTGATAATAGCCATCATGATCGGGATATCTACCGCCGCGCACCGTGCAAGTGACGCCAGACGCGAACAACCTCGGGCCGGTTACGAAACACGTAAATCGTGGGGTACTATTGACCTCGCTCTCGGCGACCGTTACCGATACAATAGTCCCTCCGTCTGAATATACCGATTCACTATTTACTGGATTTTCATAACCGGACGGAGACGACAGAGTCCTAACAATTTGTGGTATACCGGGGCGTTGGCAAGGAGAATCGATCAGACCACCCCCCTGCTGCACACCAAGTACTTTCGTATTTCGCGGCGTGTTTACCACATCGCGAACACTAGTCACAAGGTTAGTGTAATAAATATCATAATACTCAAAACCAGCACAATACAACATTTTCTGGACACGATCAAAGCACAACCCATAGTAATATGGATATCTGACCGTAGTCCCACTCACAACCATGGTCCATTCGCTGGGATTAGAAATGCGAGTCCGCATAATCGGATATCCGCCGGACCCTGCGATGTAGTAAGGAACATATATATAATCATTTGCAACATCCGCGAAAACACCACGCGGTATGGATACGATCGGAATCGTCTTGATTGTCCGCCCATCGCCTAGCTCAACGTTATAAGAGCATATGGTGGTACCACCACTAAGGGCATACACGCGATGATCATATGGATCAAAACACGGAAAAGTCGCAGTCAGTACTTTGCCCGATGCGCCGTTAAAAGCTCCGGACGAACGAACCGTTGATCCATCGGTCCAGATCACCCTTCCGGTGGGCACATCATATCCGACGATATCACCGGCAGTCAAATCCGCCAAGCGATTGGGCAATTCTACGTAACGATCTGGCTGATTAGTCTTGCCAGCATGAATATGATTCCTACTTAACCACCATAGATCATACCCATGCCCACTAGCGGTAACACCCATCTCTTGCAGGACGTTACCCCTCATGAATATCGTAGATGACCCACTCAGTGGCAAGTGGCCTCGCGAATACAGCGTCGACGAACCGTCACAAGCAATACCACTGCAATATAGATATACACCCAGAGTGCGAACAATTCCACCGCACAGCATGATAGGGCATGTTGCGACGATTCCACCGTGACCCGACGTGTAGATGGTGAGCGTCTGGTATGCAAGATCGTCTTTCAATCCCAGGGTATGGCGCGCACCACCACCGAAGACTCGGTACCTATTATTGTCGGATGGTATAGTGCGCTGTCCGTATGTGTTATCTCCCCAAACTACTAAGACCCCTCCGGCCTTCGCACCCATGCTATGAGATACGCCAGCGCCGACCGAAATGTATCCGCTATTACCAGACGGGACAGTCGTCTGACCATTAAGGTTATATCCCCAGGCCACGATCGAACCACTGGCCTTTAGACCCAGGCTGTGGTATTGACCAGCAGCAATCGCAACATACCCACTGTTTTCAGATGGGACAGTAATCTGTCCTTGTCCATTATACCCCCAAGCCACGATAGAACCATTTGCCTTGAGACCGAGAGTGTGCTGATAACCGGCGGCTATTGCGATATACCCACTATTGCCAGACGGCACGGTCGTCTGACCATTGACATTCTGTCCAAAGGCCACTATCGAGCCACTAGACTTTAGACCCACACTATGGGCCTGACCAGCAGCAATAGCGACATAACCACTGTTGCCAGACGGAGCGGTCAGTTGACCATATGCATTCTCGCCCCATCCGTAGAACACACCGCCAGTTTTAAGTCCAATGGAAAAATATTCACCAGCAGCGACGGCAATAAAACCACTATTATTGGCTGGAGGAAGTCCCTGATCGCTACTGGTGTGTCCCCAGGCAGTTACGGAACCACTCGCTTTTACCGCCAGGTTGTGATAGGGACCAACACCAATGGCGACGAAATCGCTATTGCCCGATGGCGCTACTGCTTGCCCCCAGGTACTTGTACCCCAAACTACGATCCGCCGGAATGGACTGCCATCGACGAAAAGCCCGGTCATGCCACTACATGGTGTCGCCATTTACGCATCTCCCGCAACAAAGCTAAGCACACCGGACGACACGAAGTATTGCTCGATCTCGGCATCAGAATATGCGATACGAGAAGCTACCGAACGGCTACGCATGGCAAAGCCGTTTGACCGCAACCGGCGCACGACAGATGAAGCGGCAATGTGGACCAACCGACCAACCTGCGTGGCCGACAACCCCATATTATAAAGTTTCACGACTACTTCTAGGGGAACTTTTTGAGCCGCGATAGAACGCGACCGAAGTGGAACACCATGGCGACGCAGACAGTTGTAAATAGCCACACGGCTGCGACCATCAACTTCGGCGATGTCACCGCAACTGTGCCCGGAATTATACATTGAGATGACCTGGTCGCTGTCCAAAATGCGTCTCCGCTACCTTAACAGTGGGCACAACATCCGCTACGATACTATACGCAACTCGGACTATACCCCCCAGATCGACGCAATTGCCAGAGGAAGTATCACAAAATATTCTCCAGCAGAGTAATCGTCGTGAAACTAAACATCGACCGTATCCCCCTCAACGACAACTACTGGTGCTGGAATCTTGACAACTCCTATTCGCTCGCCACCAACATCCAGGAACTCACCGACCCATTCCCATGTGCCGTCGTTGGCTAGCTTGATGTTCGAGAGAACGACTGATCGATAACGAGAAAGACAGGAGACAATCACGAGGATACTAGCAATAGAATTGCGCATTACAGTTTCGCTGCCAGACCGATCGTCGGACGGCGGAACTATAGAATACTTCGCTACTAATCGCCTGTAATCGGGACGCCGCATCAGTTCCAGATAGGAACGCTGAGTTGCACTAGCTCGGCGGGACTCGTAGCCACGATAGCTTCCCCCATAAACGAAAAGGGGACCGGATTGCTCCGGCCCCCTCTGGGTCACAAACAACACTTCACGACTAGAACGAGCCGATCAGCACGCGACGATCGTCCAGGACCGCAAAGCCGATTTCGGCCCAGGCATAGAACCCGGCCCGCTGCTGACGATGCAGTCGGGGGTCATCGAACACCGACAGGGGTTCGCGAATCGGCATGACAAACGAATCGCGGTTCGTCAGGTCGAGACCGATACAAATCTCCTTGTCGCCCGAACCCATCGACCCACCGAGAGTGATGTCGAAGAAGTTCTGGAACTCCTGTCCCTCGCCCAGTTCGTCGAGGGTATGCAACTTCACGCCGTAGATCGAACTGAGAACTTCGTTCTCGCCGTCGGCCGTAAAGATTTCGCGCATCGTGAGAGGATCGATATTGTCCTCGGTGGTGTCACTGCCCCACTCGCGGATGTCCTCAAGGGCCTCTGGGCTGAGGAACAGATCAGACAGCCGACCGCGCTTGATGGACGTACTGTTGCCACCAGCAAGCCGACGCATCTGGGTTTTCATCAGAGAGACCAACCGCTTGGTGAACTGACCAGCAGCGGCATTGGCGTCGTAGATCAACACGCCACGACCAGCGCCAGCGGCGATAAGAGTCCGCCAGCCATCGGTGTTGAGCTTCTGGGCGACTCCCGCCTCAAGAAGCGCCAGGGCCTTCGACACAACCGGCCATCGGGCGTCGCGGCTGTATTTGAGAGGCCAATCGATGGCATTCGCCACCGAGTACGTCGGGACCGTCACCTTGTCGCTGGTGATGCTCCGACAGGGGATCGCACCCTCAGACGGAATCGTGTAGGCAATGTAATCGCCTTCGCGACCCGGCTGGTAGAAGTCGAGCGGATACTCGGCCGTAGCACCAGGGCCGAGAGGCTCCTCGACGAAAATGCCGCCGAGAATGTCACCGGCGAGCGGGACCGACCGCAACGGCTCAATCAACGCAGCCGCCAGGGCCTTCATGCCGCGCTCGGATTCCCGTGGGTCCGAGGCACCGGCCATACGCAACAGCTTACTCATTTCCTCAGTTGGCTTAAACATACTGACCGTTACCTCCCTTTACAGATTCACGTAGACGCGGGCGAAACCGTCGGCGTCCTTTGAAGTCTCGAACTTACCAACAAGAGCACAACCCGTAGCGCCAGTCGGAGCGACAGTGCCACTGGAACTCATGTAAGCAGGATCACCAGCGCCCGGCCTACCGTCGATGGCATCCGTTACAATCCAACCCTTGCGAACGATCCCAACCTTGCGGCCAGGATAGGACGTATTTCCCGAATCGTCCCAGCGTCGCGGCTCGGAAGTCTGCTCGTTCTTGACATCCTGGCACAACACACCGATGGGTACCTTGCCGCTGGGATTGACAACGACCTCAACGGTGTTACCATTTCCCATGCCGGGCTCGTACGTGGGCAACACGCCAATGTCATCAAGACCAACGCCACTGGTAGCAGTAGCTAGAACGGCGAAGTGCCCCTTCGTCGTAATGGCTTCCGTCACAGCGCCAACCTTGTAGAAGCGCGTCAGGTCAACCTCAACATGATAGTCAAAATCTGGCTTCAACATACAACCACACCTCCTAGTTTTTGCTCTCTTTGCTGGGACGCGGCAACAGCGCCTGCGCTACGGCCCGAGCAGTCTCTTGCGTTTGATCGTCAATCGTCACGTTCCCGAGCGACACGTCGCCCTCGGGTGGCAACACTACGGACTCAGCAGTCAGTTCTGGAACCGTGACAGTCGCGGACGCAGAACCAGCATACCTCAACACAACGGCGAACGTCTCGTCGGTCATAGCCCGAAGCTCGGCCATCGTCTCGGCGACCTTATCGTCAGCAACCGGACGGACAACCAGCATCTTGTCGAAACGATCCTTCGCCGCCTGGTCCAGCTTGGCCTCTGTGGCAGCAGCCTTGAGGATAGCAAGCTCGGACGCCATCGCCTCGCACTCCGTTACCTTAATGGCCAACGCATCCCGCTCGGCCGTGAGAGCATCTCTCTCACCAGTAATCGCAGCCACCGAAGCAGCAGCCGCATCGCAATTCGTCTGCAAATTCTGGCACTCAGCAGACTTCGCCTCCAGGGCACTCTTCGCTTCGGCACAAGCCTGCGCCGACGCCTCAAGTGAACTGGTAAGTTCGCCACATTTGGTCGTCAATGCCGACACCTCGTCCGTCAGCCTCTGGACCTCAGCGGCCACCGCAGTCGACTCATCCATCGTAGAACCTCCGTTGAAACTTCCAATGCTCATGATCACGGCACGCGGGTCTGCTGGATCAGACACCACTGCGCCTCCGGCGAATGTTAAGTTCAATAGCACTCGCCCCAAACGTCTCTGTCCCCACAAACCACTTCCGCCGTAGATACGCAAATGCTTGGTCAAAAACGACGTAGCGGGCGTGCGAGCAAGAACGCTAAAAACTCCAGTAGTCTCGTCGCGAATCGCATAGGCAATATCGTCGAAAAAACACTCCATCGACAGAGCCATCTGACCAGCCGCGATACGCCAGATCACATCTTGCTGTTCTGTCGCTGCCGCCAGCGGATATAGAACACCGCCAATGTCTATTCGTACATCGGCGGGAGAATCAGAATAGCCGCTAGGCCCCATGCCTACCGGCACCCCGTCGTCGCCGCACAGCGAAGCGCTAACGATATGTCCAACGAGATTAGCCGAGTCATGCTCAAGGCTAATCGGCTTGTCTACCGGAGTCGTCACGCCCTTGACAAGCTCGTCCCGAAGAAACACATCGTCATTGAGGTTCCAACCAGTATGGCACAGAATCCCAGTGAACCGCACCAGGTCGGGGTCGCTAATATCTGCCACCGCCTTATTTATGACATCTCGCCTAATCTCTGACACAACCATGCTGGCGCGGCATAGGTTGCCCAGATCGACAAGATGGGCCTCCAGTGGATAGACTTTCACAGCAACTCCTCTAAGTATCTATACGCAGAATTGCGAAATCGCACGCAACTACTTAACAGTACGCACCACGATTGTAGCAAAACTACTTACTATTCTTCTCGTCGTGGTCTTTGCAGATGGCCGCAAGATCGTCCGCCGCATCCTGGTAGGATTTCAGCAATGCCTTCGCGTGCCGAACCAGATGGGCTCGGGCCTTCTTGGCGAACGATTCCTGCGACTCCTTGATAGGAATCACCTGATAAACACGAGCCAGGGCATTCCGTAGGTGCGGAAGGTCCACTGTGCCATTGGCGTTGGGATCAGTGGCGGACTTTGTGTGGTGCGGCAAGTGTCGGTACTTCTGCAACGTTTGGCCATTCTCGCCCTTTTCAGCGCCACTCTCAATGATAAAAGCAGCGTCCGGGAATGTAGCATCGCCATATCCAGCCATCGCCATTTCCGCCGCCCGCTGCAACGATGAAACAAAAGCATTCTCGTCCATTTTTCTCTCCATTATGCCAAACGCAACTCTGCCATCAGAATCCCCCTGGATCATCTTATATGTTTCCAGGACCGTCGCCGGACAATCATAAACACCGTTCTTTGATGTACTCCGAATCGCAGAGCGAGTTCTTGCTGTGTGAAATTCCCGCCATATTACCCAACCACCCTCGCACGCCCTACGTACCTATGCTCGGCGCATATCGTCGATCTGTTCGTCGAGCGGGGGGATTGGCATGGCTTTGTTAAAATCTGGGAAAATTGTACTTAATGTGCGGTCGATGCGACCCAGCAACTCGGTGGGACGTATGCGCAACGGCGACGCGCGCAACGCATTCAGCTTCATCAGCAAATCATATTTGCTAACCGTCTCCCCAAAAACATGCCGCACGCCATCAATTCGATACTGCGCAGTTTGCAACAGCAAAAGGATACAATCAGCCAATGTAGTCGTCGTAACTCCGTTCCACATACTGTTAGTAAAACCGTTGCATTCCGATTCCTGCGCCATAAACCATTCAAATAACGACAAACTCCTCGATAGTTCTGGCCCAATAATTGAAGTACGAAGCACCAGCGCACTGTGCGTTGGCTCGCCGAGCGCCTTAGACCGCCCATAAATGTCCGGTTCATCTGGCAAATCTGTCTCAACGTAATTACCGACATCTCGACCAGAAAAGATGCAATCACTCGACACATGGATAAGGCGACTCTTCTCCGCCAAGCGATGTGGGAGATACGAATTAAGCATTATCGCACGCAATATTCCATCTGCGGTTGGCAATTTCGGCAAGCGCTGTCGGATCATCCCGACACAGTTTATAACAATAGCGTGGCGCAATGAGTCACATAACAAGTCGATGTTTGCCATCTCCGATAGATCACCGTACTGTTTTCTGGTCAGTGGAACAACGTCATCGTAGGCACGAGACAACGTGGCCGCAACCACATGTCCAAGCATTCCATCTGCGCCCAAGACAATAATCCTCATCGCTCTACAACCTCCCATATGTCGGGGAAGAATTTGGTCGAATATCTTATGTCATCGCCAAGCGATTCGTCGGTCGTCATGTCCGAAAAATACAACAGTTGTGCGTCAGCCGTAAGAATCCTGCTACTGTTGGCGTAACCAGGTGGAATTTTAAGCAAGCTAGGATTTGGGTCTGAACTAAGAATTACCCGTTTAGCACCAACCACTGTTTGCCAAGACCCGCGCTGCATCAGTACGCCGGAACCATGCCCGGCTGCCGCATCCGCCAAAGCCCACAGGGGCATCGATCCAATGATAACGGTTCCGCGCAGACAAGTCACCCACTTAGTCTCTCTCTCGTGCCCATGCCATGGGCGGATAAAGCCTGGCAAATGATTAGTCACCACATACAATCGCCGTATATTCGACCCCCTAAAATCGAACGAATTGAAGCATTGTAAAAATCCTCGATCGTCGGCGATCCTCTGCCCATCAAAAAGCTCGCAATCAGACACAAATAGTACCCCCGCTTAATGGCGCAATAAACTACCACGTTTGCGCATCTGACAAAATACCATCTATGGTCTCACTGGTCCGACCGTCGCCAAGCCAGCAGATATCTGGCCCAATGCGGCCAGCCATTACGTTCTGCACATAACCAACGGCGCAACCATAGGATTCGGGGCTAAACACATCTAGCATGATTGAGCATCCATGCTCGATGGACTGCGGTCGCTCGGTTGATGACCTTGGAACAATAACTGGCGTGCCGACCAAAGCGGCTTCTTCCTGTGACGTTCCGCTGTCCGACACCAGGCAAACCGATCTTCGCTGACGGTCCATATACTCGACGAAGGACATGAGTCCAACTAAGGAAAAACCACACTTCTCCACACTAATCCCTGCCTCATCCAATGACGCCATCGTCCTTGGAAAACAAATCCATGTGACTTGTTCTTTCAAGAGGTCTTGCAGGGACATTAGATGCTTGACAATTGCCGCTAATCTGGATGAACTCCTGATATTTTCGTCCCGATGAATATCAACCAAGATGCCCGTACGACGCCCGGCTATCGAATGACTATTAGCCAAATACTGTCTGACCGGCTCTACTATCGTATTACCAACCAAGTATATCTTATCGACACCAATGCCTTCTCGGATCAAATTGGCAACATTGTTTGCATGATACGCAAAGAGCAAGGATGAACAATGATCACATACTATGCGGTTAATCTCTTCTGGCATGTACCCATCGCCAGACCGCATTCCCGCCTCGATGTGACCAATTCGCCATCCCATCTTCTTCAGTACTGGACATACTAGGACGGAATTAGAATCACCTAGCAACAAAACCATGTCCGGACGTATATCTTCCTTGAGCAACAGTCCGACTAGCTCCATTTGCAAAACACTCAATTGCTCAACATGCCCACGTCCAGGAGCCCCAACATGTAGCGTATAGTCTGGGAGCCTAATCTGGAGATCGCGAAAGAATACGTCCTTGAGTTCCGGCTGATAATGCTGGCCTGTCCAGATAAAAATATGCCTAAACAATGGATTATTATCCAGTCTTTTGATCAGATAAGCAAGTCGAATTAAGTCCGGACGAATACCAGCTACTGTAACGATGATCTTTTGGAGCACTAGATCATGTCCTCCTGTGAGTCAGAAATTTGTCCCCAAATCCTACCAGGATTTGCAATCGGCGGCCTGATACCTGCTTGCGTCTCACTTACGATATGGGTATAAGCAGACCTGGACTGCTGCACAGCAGAAACGGCACCGGGGTCGATCTGATTATCCTTTTGGTGGTCCTGGTGCAAAACATAATAATCAGCGAGGTCCAATATGCGGCAGTCAAAATGATTCACTTGTGCATGAAAAGCCAGTAGATCGTCATCATAACCTATCTCCTTTATGTCTTCATCAAACCCGCCAATTTTCCCGATAGCCGCAGCAGTGGAGCCAAGACAAAAACACAACAATCTAGGATTATTGCGACCGACAAACTCCGATCGTCCCGCGAACTCACTCGTCAATACGTCGAGTCGTTGCAGCCATTCTGGTTCGCGTTGCGACAGCCATATATTATCATCTGGTGTTAGGCTTAAAGTTTTGACGCAATAGAACGGATCAACCTGCGACGCGACCAATTGTGACCATAGTCCATCTATGACGTTACCAACATGAAAACATTCCGGATTTTGTATGATAAGATATTTCGCGCTAGCCCGCTGAATAGCACAATTCATGGCCCAATTTTGATTCCGATACCTGTATGTTCTATTGGTAGAAAACACCCTGATATTCATAAATGGAGGTCGGTTGATAAACTGGCGACATACTGTCAGTAGTTCAGAAGAAGTAACATCATCATTAACAATAACAACCTCTATGGCCTTTTCTGTGTTCTGACACTGAACGGATAGCAATGTCCTGCGGAGAAGGTCTGCGCGACGGAAATAACTCATGCAGATCGTGATATCTGGAACCATACCTTATAGCCCCCTGGCGTGCCCCTCAGACCAAGCAATTGACATCAACAAACGGCGGTCTTCACCTACCGGGCAAGACTTTGTGACCGCCGCAAAAGTCTCCGCCATCTTGTTGTACAGTTGTGTGTATCGTGACAAACGGGCATCGTCGACATAACCACCGTGGTCACTAACCGACTCTGGCGTTACGGGGTCTTCTGGGGACATAGCACACAGAATGGTCCACGCCACAGCGTCGCGCATTTCATCGGTTATATCGTCGAGTAGTGGGTAGATAAGCGATAGAAACTGCATACCCAGCACTTTCGTGTTACGCTCTCGCGGCGAACCATCGGGCGTAGAAGATGGACGACCAGGATCGCCATCTCCGTCCTGTCTCGGCAGATCGCCAAGTGGGTTGTCGCCCCCACCGCCAGTATCGCCCGAACCAGTCTTAGTGGCAGCTAAACGCAACTGCTGCTCAAACTGCATGTCCATAACACTTTTGGGACGGTAATATGGACCAGCACGCTCAAGGATGGGCGGTTCGGCCTGACGAAGCTCCTCCTCCTGTCTGAGCCCCTCGATCTCGTACAGATACTCCCTACCAAACGCCTGATGGACCGTCTCAACAGTTATGATACCACGATCTAAAAGCTGGATCAGCAATCGCTTCTCGCCGACTTCATCACGCAACGCTGTGACGTTGAATGAAATCGATGGCGGTTCGACCCACCCCATCGCGCGCCGAATCATATCCAGTTCGTTTTTGAGCCACGCCACGCACTTCATCCGGACGTATTCCAGCCGCTCGGATAACGTCTTCAATTGGACGAACGTACTAGACGAAGACTTGGTACCAGTATCGCTACCGCCGACCAACAGATCGGGAATTCCAAGTCCGCGTACGATATCCGCGTTGACGCCCTTGTATTTATCGCCACCAAGAATCTTGTCCAGCGGCGGATACTCTACCTGGAGGTCGATCATGTCGTCCCAAACCAGGTCCATAATCCCGCCACCGGTGTTGTTCTGCAAAATTGACAATAGCTTGTTGACGGCCGTGCTGGTCGGCAATACTTCCTTGTCCGAATTGCCCAACTTCCAGATGCGAATCGCGTTGATAACACCGTCAAGAGCAGCCATGTCGGCCAGTCTCATCTTCGACTTGAATACGATGTCCTCCATGACAGCGTACAGGAACGACGTACCCCACGCCTCCCAATCGTCTTTCTTGTAGAAATCGACCCAGACCACCGACTCGTCCATGGTGACATATCTCTGTCCCCTGTCGATGGCGGTCATAATGTCGGCCGGAATCTTCTTCAGTAACGCGGCGTTCTTCGCCTGTTTGGCCTGCTGTATTGCGGAAAGTAATTCTTGGGGGATACGAACGTCTATCGACTTAGAGTCGACGAACCTTCCGAGACCGCCGCCGGTACGACAAGCAATGGCTGGAGAAATAAAGGTATACATAATTGGGATACGGACATCCCCCGGTTGATCGAGGGGGAAATCCTCTTGCGACATTTCCATCGGACGCCTTGCGGCGTAAACCATTCGACGCTTTGGATCAGACAACATGGTCCCCATGGTCCTGCGACAAATGACATTCCCATCACGCAATAGATTACGTTGAAACGTGTGAATGCGATCCGGTAGATTGACAAGTTGCGCCCACTGACGATAGAATCGTTGCTGCGCCTTCGATCGATGGTTGATCTGAACGCCATCGGAAGCAAAATCTGCCATCAAATCGATCATGTTGCGCACAAGACCGATCTTCTTATAGAGTTCCTGGCACGCCACGACTATACCTTCGTGGTTCGTCGGAAGCAGTTCCTCGGGACGCGCGCGATAATAGTCCTCGCGGGAAAACCCAGGACGCTGCGACACAACATCCGCTCGCGTCACCCCGCGTACGCAGACATTCGCCGTGGCACTACCAAAACTGTTAATCTTTTCGCCAGAAGCACTTACGTACATGTCATCCACAGTATGCTCCCCAAAACACGGCAAGGGACCAGGCCCCTATATTCATATACCCATCCGGGGCACTATGACCCAGCTTTGTGCTTTAGATAACCAAAGCCCATTTCTCCTGTCAAATATTCGGCAGCATTTCGCATCCTACCGACTCCCGGACCACGATACATGGGACCGCCCGGCACGTCAGTCACTTTGCCCATATTACCGACAACATCGTCATAATCGATACCATGTGTCGACTGACCGGCAATGTCCTCGTCGTAGACATATCGATAGGCCATAAGCAGGGCGCTGTAACGATCCTTCTTCAGACGGGTACCACGATGAGCGGAGGTTGCCTCGCTGCGTCCGGGCAATCCAAACTTCGGTTTACCACCGGCTGTCTCCGTGATAGAGATCAGACAAATCTCATCCTTGAGCGCCTCTATCTCCATAACGCAGTCTTCGTAGGTATCGACGGTCCGACCGACCGCCTTCTCGGCACTCAGAGAAGCCTGCATCTTTACGGTATCGAAGCACGGGAAAAATAGTTTGCGTGTCTCGAACCCCTTGTGCATTGAATAGTTGGCCTGAGTGTTCCATTCAGTCGAAGGATGAACTAGATGTAGAATATGGGGACCATCCGACGCACCGTCGAGTGATGTCGGGTTTTCACGATCGACGACTTCGTAGATGGGGCGCTCGCCAGCAGCAATGATACGGGTATTGCGCAACATCTCGGCGATAGGATATCCACCCCCCTGACTATCCATCTCGATGCGCACGATCTTGAAAGCTCGACACAACTCCCGCACCTTTGAACAACAATAGGCGTAGTAGTCGTCGCTGGTGGCCAGACCAGATTGCTTGCGACGCTCAAACTCCGGCTTATTCACCGACCAGCAATAGACGATACGAGCATGGTTCCCCCACACCTCCGCGACGACGATAGCCAGATTGTCCATCTCGGATGCCGGATCAATACCCATCACGTACTTGCGATCTGGATCGCCATTCATGGCTGGCGTGAATTCTACGGGACCATCTACCGTATGGATCGGCATACCGGGGCGCGGCGTGCAGGACTCCAACATGCTCCGTTTGTAATAACCATCTGAATCGCTGACGAAAACCGAAGCATACTCCATCAAGAACACGTTGCGCGGCATGGACATCTGAGCCGAAGCTAACTGTTTAGAGTCCAGTAGTCCGGGCTGTACGCAAGTATACGGAATTCGCATGATGCCAAAATCGCGCCAGTCAAAACCTTCCGGTACACCAACGTCACTGCCGAATAGCTTGAGTAACTTCCGGCGATCGCCACGACTCTTGATGATCGCTCGCCATAAATCGTGTCTCTTGGCGAAATGATTGAACGCATACGATGCTGTTCCGGAGTAGATAATCTGATTGTATGAAATCTTTCCACCAGCCAGTACTTGCCCCATCTGGTCGGGGATGCCAAGACCCTTTAACCGAGCGACGGTGGCCAGGCGACGAGCCTCGTCAACGGGACTCTTGTGCGTTGCCGCAAATCCCTGGACTACGGTGTCAAATATCTCCTCGGAAATCGACGCAAACTCGTCCGCAATTACAACGGTAGCGCGCAGTCCCCTGATTTTGGAACCGTCGCCCATTGGAATGGCACAAATAAACGATGGCCCAACTCGGCAATAGCACGAATCTACCGAGGTCTTTGGGCGTCCACGATTCCCTCCGCAGATATCCCGAAGAATTGGTGCGTTGTTCCAGATACTTTCAACGTAGTTGAACACTACCTTGGCTTGCCTAAAGCCAGCGCCGACAATGACAATCTTTGCTCCTGGGTCAAGCATGGCTCGCATCAGAGCATAGACCGCAAGTAGGAATGACTTTCCGCTCCCCCTAGATGCAACCAAGATTGGACGAGCAGTTCGCCACAAAAATCTCAACTGAGCAATCTGCATTGGAAACAGGTCAAGATTCAGCAACACCTTGGCAGCCCAGCCTATGTATCGCTCGCTCGTCACCGCAGACATGACATCGGATAGCAGATGTTCAATATTGAAGAACGGATGGTTATCCCCAACTACCGGGACATCATCGCGATATGGGAATAAGTATCCATAGTCTATCTCATCGCGGGAGAGAAGGGAATCAAGTTTTTCGGCAGAAGCAACCATCATATTTCCTGTTCGCCCGCGTCTATGTCTGGTTTCGATTCGAGCTTGATCACTGCCTCAAAGAATTGTTGGGCCAGCTTTTGGCCACAAGACCCAGCGAACATGAATGGTACGCCATACTCTGCTGTTAGTGACATCAGCCAACTGGTGAGTGCCTTTCCAGGCACGTTGCGTTTCATGCTGGCCGGGCTCAGAGATAGAACTTCTGGAGTCATAACGGATTCTACCACCACGAGCTTGTACCTATACGCACGAAGACGATCCATCTCTCGCTCGAACCGCTTACGTTCCAGGAAGTTACCCCACAACTCAGAGAAGTCATTCTTTCGTTCGACAACCACCACGCTGTCGTAACCAACTACTGAATAATCTCCCGTTTTGAGGGTATCTATAATCTGGCCAGCACACTTGGGAGGATTCTTGTTCGGACGGCTGGGCTCAAAATTCCAGCCATTACCGACGTGCTCTCTGGTGTCCCTGATGACAGTATAGTCCGGATAGACCATTATGCCACGTTCCTTGGAATGCGCAAGG